CCTGTGCCGTTGCCAGTTCTCGAGCCCACTGATCTGCGGAATATTTGACGTACCTGTTGTATTTCTTTAGGTAATATATACTCGTTGGTACTCTCAGTTAAGGTTAAAAACATATAGCTTTCTTCCACAGCGTTATCGCTACGCTGGCGGAAAACTGCTAGAGCACGATTAAGTGCTGTGTCGTAATGGATGGGATCTAGTTCTACATCTACCATACCATCGCCTAGCATGGTTTTGCAGTAGTTGTAAACAGAATTTTTGGCTTGGTCTGATGTGCTCATACGAGTATTTATCGTAGCGGTAAATATATGACTATGCCAAGACTCAGTTTATACCGTCCCGAAAAGGGCAACGATTTCCGCTTTATAGATAGATCCGCCTGGGAAATGTTCCAAGTTGGCGGAACAGATGTGCTGGTGCACAGGTACATCGGGCCGGGGGCATCTATACAAGGTGATACTCCAAGTACTCCTAACTATACCACTGATAATGTAGCAAACATACAGGATCTATTGTTTTTAGAAAATAGAGATCGCAAGTATGATCCTGATGTGTATGTGATGCGCGGGGTCTACAATATATCTGATATTGATTTTAATCTCAGCCAGTTCGGCTTGTTCCTGCAGAATGACACTATTTTTATCACTTTCCACATCACGGATACTGTGGAAAAATTAGGTCGTAAAATCATAGCAGGTGATGTGATTGAACTACCACATCTCAAAGATGAGTATGCTCTTAATGATTTGACATTTGCCTTAAAACGTTTCTTTGTGATTGAAGAAGTCAGCAGAGCAGCAGAAGGATTTTCAGCCACATGGTACCCACATCTGTATCGTGCCAAGTGCAAGCCATTAGTAGACAGTCAAGAATTCAAACAGATCTTAGACGACATTGCAGACAGAGAATTCTACAAAGGCACTTACAACTCGACCGTAACATACTATCCTAATGATGTTGTACTTGCTGCCAACGGCAAAAAATATCAGGTAATCCAAGAAGTTACGGGTGTGGCTCCTCCTAACACTACTTATTTTGCGTTAGCTGATACGCTGAGAGATGTAGTCAGCACCTACGAAAAAGAAATGCAGATCACTGCCGCGGTATTAAATCAAGCAGAAGCAGATGCACCACGCAGCGGCTACGACACCAGCAAGTACTATACGCTCCAACGTACTGCCGACGGTGATGTAGAATTAGCCAGTACAGATGCCACAGACGTCACTGTAGATGCTGCTACGCAGGCCACCGACGAAGCTGGTAATCTGTTGTATGACACAGACGGCAATCCTGTGTATGTCGGGCAGACTGCCAGCAGCGTAATATTAACGTCAGACGGAGATGGATATGATGGCTATCTAACCGAAGACGGTATGCCTCCTAATGGTGCTCCTTTTACCGCAGGCATTTCTTTCCCGAACAATCCTATCAATGGACAGTTTGCACTGCGAACAGATTATCTACCCAACAGACTGTTTAGATTCGACGGGGCAAGATGGCGTAAATTTGAAGATAATGTGCGCATGACTATGAGCAATCTTGGAGCCAGCGATGTGGCCGCCGGCACATTTGCAGGCAAAGATGTAAGACAGACCCAGAAGGCCACATTCATTAATAATCCCACTGTGAGTACTATTGACGGACACACAGTCAAAGAAAAGCAGAGTCTCAGCAAGGCTCTTAGACCTGAGGCAGACCTATAATGGATTTTCACTATGACGGACAGATAAGACGCTATGTTACACAATTCATGCGTGTGTTCATTGGATTTAAATATCAAGCAGGGGACGGTGAGCAGAAACAGATACCTGTGATGTACGGCGACTTGACTAGACAAGTGGCCAGCATGATCAAAGACAATTCAGAAAATAAAATGCCCACTGTGCCTAGGATAGCCTGTTATATCACTGGCATTGAAATGGATACCAGTAGGCTCAGTGATCCTACATTCGTATCTAAGATACACATAAGAGAACGTAGATTCACAGACGCCAATGGTACTAGAGAATATTCAGGCGCACAAGGCGGTAGCTATACAGTTGAAAGACTTATGCCTACTCCATTTAAGCTAACTATGAAAGCTGACTTGTGGACATCAAATACAGATCAAAAACTGCAATTGTTAGAACAGATATTGGTGCTGTTTAATCCCAGTCTGGAACTACAGACCACAGACAACTACATAGACTGGACCAGTCTCAGTGCCATGTATTTGACCAGCACTAATTTTTCCAGCAGAACTATTCCTCAAGGTGCAGAATCAGACATAGACATCTGCAGTATGGATTTTGAAATGCCGATATTTATATCACCACCGGCCAAGGTTAAAAAGTTAGGCATAGTACAGAGCATAGTGGCCAATGTGTTTACAGAACAAGGAGAAGTATTAAATCTTTCAGATCTCATATACAATACTTCACAGCCTAACACTTCATTGGTTGGAAAAACATACGGACGTTATCGAGTGTTGCTGTTTAAATCTAACACAGGTTCAGTCAACGACAACCAATATGATCTCACTATAGTGAACCCTACAGACGCAGTGATATCAACTGGGCTCGATCAGCGTGAATACAAAAATGGTGAGCCTGTAGAGTGGGCTAAGATTTTAGAAGTACAAGGCGGATATGTACCGGGCAGTGAAGTGTGGTTTAAGAAATTCAGCGGATTTGAAATAGTAGGAACGTTTGTGATCAACCCGTTAGACGCCACAGTGCTCACAGTGACGCTAGATGCAGACACATACCCTGCCAATGACGACATAGCCAGCACAATACCAGGCATCGCTGCTAGAGGCACAGTAGACGCTATTATAGATCCTTACAAATACAATCCTCTAGAAGTATACGGCTCGCATGCTGCCATACCGCTGGGTTTAAGATTCTTAATGTTAGACGATGTCAACAACAGTGAGAACCGTGGAGGATTTATTAATCTTCCTTCTAACCCAGCAGACAGCACCAGTGTTCCATATCGTGGACCACAGGCTTGGCGTAATCCCAGCAACAACGACTCAAGTTGGGAAAACCAAGACGGAACCGATCCTGTTATTGTAGCCAACTCCATAGTAGAATGGACTGGACAAACATGGGCTACCGTTTGGAATCCTGTGGACAACACATTAGAAGCTGCCGACATGGCGGGAGAAACATTCTCCCCTACTCATATCCAAAATATTCGTACAGGAATCAAGTATAAGTGGGACGGTGATCAATGGCTCAAGGCTTTTGAAGGCGAGTATATGCCAGGAGAATGGAACTTCAAGGCAGCAGGCGGATAAGTATCTGCATGCAACAGCGTGCCGGATTATTATTCTTAGCTAAAACCACAGGTAGAATCCTACTGATCCTAGACAACGATCGATGGACCGTGCCTACATTTCAGCGTAACAACAGTCTCTTAGAAGATGCACACGCACTAATGACTCAATACTCACAGGGTCGTATAGTACCTATCGAGCTGTATCTATCAGAAGATCGTGGGTTTGAATACGGAACATATGTATGTGTGGTAGAGCAAGAATTTTTGACCACAGTGTCAGCCACAGTATGTTGGGCAGATTTGAATCATTTGCCCAAACAATTACATTCAGGCCTACGCACCACATTAAATAATCAAGTAATACGTGTAAAAATAGAAACCATATTGGAGTTGGAAAATGTCAAATCTATTACAAAGGTCCAGTAGATTTCAAGAGGACTGCGCAAAATATCGTGCTGCCATAGGCACCATGCCTGACGGCCCAGTCAAACAAGAATCTCAACAACTGTTGAATAAACTGATTGGAGAGATAAAAAAATTAGACAGCATGCACATGGAGATGATTTACAGTCGTCAGCTGCCTACTATGGGCGGTGATATGAAACAGGATATCACCAACATACGAAAACAATTAGAAACAAGAATCAGAGACTGGTCACAAGCGCAGAAAAATTAAATGCTGCCAAAGTTTTTCACTGTGATAGTTCCTATCATAGCAGCATGAATGCTGCACTGATACCTATAACTACCCGATGCAGTGTCGGGAATCTTCCAATACAATGTTCCTGAATCTTTGCCCTGTGCAGATGACCCAGTAGTAACCACTCCTGCTGTGGTTACATGCACGAGTCCTGTGTTGAAATTAGTACCTGTGTTATCTTGAATTAAAAATGGATGCCCAGACGCCTGTAAATTAAATGCTATTGTAGTTCCATTGATAGCAAATATTGTAGGATCGTCGGAAGCACCGTATTGATCAAATCGATATGCACTGGCTCCGTTATTGGTTACTACCAGCATAGTGATCGCGGGTAGATAGATCTTATCTATAGTTAATGAAGCAGACACTGCATCACTAAGTCCCGTGAATGCTGTAGCTCCTGCTGTGACTGTGCTGTTTATAGTTAATGTGTCTGTGCTGGCATCAGTGGTGATTGAAATACCGGTGCCTGCTACCAAAGTCAATGTGTCAGTAGCCGAATCAGCGACCACTGAACTTTGTCCTGCTACTGCAATTGTAGCAAAACTATCGGATGCAGTCCCACCACCCGCAGCAGCAATAGTTATGGTATCTGTACCGGCATTTGTGGTTATGGTTATGTTTGATCCTGCTACCAAAGTCAATGTGTCTGTAGCCGAATCAGCAACCACTGAACTTTGTCCTGCTACCGCTATGGTGCTAAAGCTGTCTGAAGCACTCCCTCCTGTGGCCTCGGCCCAAGAGTTGTCGCCTCTTAAATAGGTGCTGGCACTAGGTGTGCCTGTGGCTCCTATACGACCTATAGGTACAGTGCCCGAAGTCAGCTGAGTGGCGTTTAGTGCAGTGAGATTAACACCCGATGTTGCTGGCAGAGTCTCTGGGAATCGTGCGTCAGGTACTGTGCCTGAAGTTAGTTGTGTGGCATTCAGTGCGGTTAGATTGACACCTGATGTTGCAGGCAAAGTAGCTGGAAAGCGGGCATTAGGTATAGTACCGCTGGTTAATTCAGTGGCATTTAGAGCAGTGATTAAACTGCCGTTACCACTGAAGCTGGTAGCTGTGAGCAGGCCAGCATCTGATATGCTGGCACTACTGACCTGTATGATTGTGCCTGTGGTTCCATCGTAGCGAACAATCCTATTGTCCACATAGCTGCCGCCGGCACTGAGTACATCGCCTGTGCCTGCTCCTGAAGCACCTTGCGGGCCAATCTCTCCCTGAGGTCCTGGTATACCTACCGCAGAAGTACGCTGTCTTGAACCGTCTGCGAATACAATTTCATTGCCTACCACAACATCGGATTCAAAATTTACTGCTGGAGTTACCGTAATAGCTGTGCTGTCTGCACTGTCTATGGTGTTAGCAGCAAAAGTTATGTTGCCTGTGCTGGCAGTACCTGTAATGGTAATGGTATCTGTGCCAGCATTTGTGGTCAGTGTAATACCAGTACCAGCTACAAGTGTAAGCGTATCTGCGGTTGTGTCGGCAGTCACTGATGGCTGTCCGGCTATTGCAATGGTACTAAATGAGTTAGGGAGGCTGCTTTCTGCTGCCACAGGCACCCAAGCACCGTTATGAGCATAATACAGTTTGCCTGTGTCATGCACATGTGCTACCATGCCGTGATAGTCTACAGGAGATACTTCGTCGTTGAGATCTGCTAGAGTATCCCAATGGAATCTGATGCGATTTTTTTGGCCTGTGATATCTATTACACCTGATAACACCAAAGTGTTGGTAGAATCATCCAACCATGTTAATGCAGTTAGGTCATTGACTTGAGAGCCATTCGACGGATAGTAGGCTATTTTTCCAGCCACCCCCGGTTGCACACCGCCACTGAACCCTGCAGAATTTGCTTTGGCCAAGAAGTCTGCATTAGATACATTAGTAAGAGAAGCTTTAGCAAGACTAATTCCGCCTACTAGACTGCCATTATACAGTCTTAGTGTGTTTTGATCTCGGTCGTAGAAGATTTCGCCAGAAGATCCGATTTTTCTATCTAAGAAATCGTCTTCTCGGGGTATTACTCGTAGATTTTTAATAGGAGCAGTCATCGGGATTCCACATATAGAAATATTTAGCGTAAAAAATTATAATATCACAAACTGCTGACCCTGCGCATTGCCAACTATAAATACCCTAGCATATGTTAACCAATTTAAGGAGAAATAAATGCCAGTTTTAAAACCAGCGCATGATAGAATTTTAGTTAAGAGACACGAGCCAGAACAAGTATCTTCTGGCGGTATTGTACTTGCTCCTGCGGCTGTAGACGAGCGAACATCTAAGGCTACAGTTATAGCAGTTGGCCCAGGAAAATATTCTGAAAAAACAGCAGTTTTAATACCAATGACTGTTAAGGCCGGAGACGAAATTTTATGCCATCCTGCAGCAGGGTCTAAAATAGTTGTCGGAAACGAAATATATTGGTGTTTGCCAGAATCCGATGTGTGGTGTATTGTAGAACCTGACTAAAATGAATGCTGATTTACAACAAAACAATTATTTTGTAGTAGAAGATTTCTTACATCCTATAGCAGCCAGCATTGTTGCAAACAATTTTAAAAAAGAATGCATTAAAACGTTTGCTAAAGCAGATCCACAAGTTGCCGGCTCACCGGCATTATACAATAGTCAAATAGTACACCAGTTGCTAATTTCAAAGATTTTTTATATGAATGACTTAGTAGGTGAAAGATTATATCCCACATATTGTTATGGCAGATGGTATAAACGAGGTGCCGAATTGAAATCTCATATCGATGCCGAAGCTTGTGAAATTAGTGTAAGTGTGAATCTTGCAGGTGATAAGTGGCCTATACATTTCACAAAACCCGACGGCGAAACAGATAGTGTGTCATTAAATCCAGGAGATGCTGTAATTTACAAAGGTGCTAAATCCTACCACTGGCGTGAGCCTTTTCAAGGAACTGAGTGTATTCAAGTGTTTCTGCATTACGTGACTATTGATGGTCCAAATTATTTACAGGCATTTGATCTACAACGTAATCCACAAGGACCTATGTGATTCAGTATCATTTTCCAACAGCAGTACTTACTGAATTACATCTGATATTAGCAGATGCAATGTTGCCTGTAGCTAAAAAATACCTAAGCGATCCAGATTATGTAAGACACCGATGGGGTTATAAAAATACATTCGATACTTCCATGCAGCTTGGAAAACAACCTGACATAGAACCATTTAAAAATCTTGTACATAAAACTGCTAGAAACTACCTTAGACAACTAGGGTACGACGAGCAACAAATTAATTTTGAAACACAAGTATTTGTAAGTGAGATGTTTGAAGGAAACTATCACGAGTCACATACACATCCTAATTCTATTTTATCTGGTTTGCTATATCTTCAAGTTCCCGAAGGATCTTCGCCGTTAATTATAAGCGATCCAAGACCGTTTAGAAATTTTGTCATGTTGCCTAGGTTAGGAGATACAGCTACTAATATTGAGGAAATTTCCATCACTCCAAAAAAAGGACTGCTTTTAATGTGGGAGTCGTGGATACCACATGTTGTTCCTCAAACACATAATACAGAAGGCCGCATTACCATGGTATTCAATCTTAGTAGGAAATTGGCATGAGTAATACACAGACCATATACAATTTTGATAAAACTAAACACCCGCTAAAGGAAGTAATTGTTTGTAGAAATAATTTCTTCAATAATCCAAACAAGGTGTTAGCTCTTGCACAACACCAAGAATATACTAAATCGGATCGTTATCCTGGAAAACGCACAATTAATTTATTAGAATCCACCGACGAGGAAACTAAGAATTTTGCAGTGTTTTTTGCTAAAAAAATTGCCAGAGAAGTATTCCCAGGAATTTCACAATTTGTAATACACATAAGTTTTCATATCAACGAACAATATGACGACGCAGATGCAAACATTGGATGGATACACAACGACGACGTCACCTTGGCCGGATTGGTATATTTAAATCCCAACGAAACAAATTTTGATAGTGGTACTTCGATCTTCTTAAAGAAAGGTGCAGAAGATTTTTCTGTACCTGATTTTCCATCTAGAAAACTGTTTAACACCACCAGTATAGTAACAGAAGAATACAAACAAGATTTAAAAAATAATCACACACATTTTGAAGAAACCATTCGGATAGGAAACACGTATAATAGACTAATAGCATATGATTCTAATCTATGGCATAGACCAAATACCTTCAAAGTGAATGTTAAAGAACCTCGTACTACACTATTATTTTTTATTGATCGATATGAGTTTGAGCAGCCAATCATTGATAATTTTTCTAAATGGATAGACTAACATGTCGATAACTCCTGTTCCGTTATTTCCAGTTAACTTGGTCAAGATGAAAGTGCGCAATCACGATAAGATTAAAAAATATCTCATGGACAATGTGTATCCGCAATATGTTAGGAATGGAGTCAATGACACCGTGACTAATGCCTACACTGATTATGTTCCGGGCGCTCACAAAATACCATGGATGATAATATCAAAATTTTACGAAGATGACATTCGAGAATTTTTAGAATTTACCGGTATTGATTTTTCTAAAGGGTGGACTTTTAAAGTAACCTGCTGGTACGGAATGATGACTAATTCTACTTCCCAATTTCCGCATGATCACACTGGGGGGCCAAGAACCATACAGTGGTCTGCTGTACACTACGTAACACTAGACAACGAAAATTCTGGAACTGTATTTTTGAATCCCAATGCCAGAATGATAAAAAGTGTTATTCCAACAAAAAATAAAAATGAATTGCCTGAAATGTATTGGCCGGACAAAAAACAGATGCTGGTAGAGGAAGGCGATTTGTTACTTTTTCCATCGTGGCTTGATCACCATACGCCTGCACACACAACTGGTAACTTACGAGTTGTTGTTGCTATGAACGTAATGTTAACATATGATAATAAAGAAGGATATTAATGAATATTGTTATAGTAGGCGGCGGTACCGCAGGATGGATAGCTGCTTTAATGATCAGCAAAGCTAACCTAGGACACACTCTTACTGTAGTTGAGTCGTCAGCTATTGGTATTGTGGGTGCTGGTGAAGGATCAACTGGACTGCTCACATCTATTTTAAAAAATGAATCATGGGACTTTGGTTGCAATCTGCTGGAATTTTTCCAAGAAACTGGAGCCACATTAAAATACGGAATTCATCACAAAGATTGGAAAACAGTAGGTGAAAGTTATATGGGCCCGATCGGTGGCAACCCTGCATCAGATAACATAGTTGATTATATTTTCGCCTACTACCATAGCACAGATCCAGCAAATGTTCACCGAAGTTCAATCATAGGTCAAAAAATAGAACGTAAAATTTCTAATTTTAATAAAAAAACATTTTCCTTTGACAGCATGGGAACCGCATTGCACTTCGATGCACATGCGGTTGGCAAATACTTTAAAAAAGTCACTTTGAAAACTCCAGGAGTTTCTGTAGTTGACGATGAAGTGTTAGATGTAAATTTAGATTCTGTGAATGGAAATATAACATCTGTATTGCTAAAGTCTGGAAAACTGATCGATGGGGACTTTTTTATTGATGCCAGCGGATTTAAACAAGTATTGATGAAAAAATTAAATGCTAAGTGGATCAGCTATAAAGAAAATTTACCAGTCAACTCTGCAATGCCGTTTTTATTGCCGTTTGAAGATAATGAAATTCCAGAGTTGTACACTACTGCATGGGCTCAATCATCTGGATGGATGTGGCAGATACCGAGTCAGCACCGCAAGGGCTGCGGTTATGTGTTTGATGATAATTTTATCACTGCAGATCAAGCTCAAGCAGAAATAGAAACCACGTTAGGCAGACCCATTGATCCAATACGTGTACTAAAATTTGACACCGGACGACTAGAAAATGTCTGGGAGAAAAATTGTCTGGCAATCGGGCTCGCTGCTGCATTTGCAGAGCCGTTAGAAGCTACCAGCATACACACTACTATCGCTCAACTGATGACATTTGTTTTTGAATTTTTAAAACCTAATTTAGAAGACACGCTGAATCCGGGCAGCAGAAACAGCTATAATCGACGTACCGCTAAATTGTATGATGCTACTAAAGAATTTCTAATCGCTCATTACATGGGAGGCAGAACTGACAGTGAGTTTTGGAAGTATGTTAGTTCAGGAAAAACCAAAACTGAATTCGTTGATAATTTACTAACCATGTGTAAAACACAAATGCCTGCAAATCGAGATCTTGATATATCATTTGCGGCCCCTGACATAGGGCTCTGGAGCTTTGTGTTAGCCGGACTAGGGCATATCACACCAGAGACTTCGGCCAAAGTATTTTCTGGAAATACCGTTCCTATTATAGGATTAGCAGATGTCAGCGGTGTTATCAATGAGTATCAAAAAATCATAGATAGTGGTGTACAAGAGAACATGACGTATTACAATTTTATCAACTTTATTCGTCGAACCAGTAAGCAACCATAATTGCAAAAGCTGCCGAGGATTTTAGATAATTATTAGTATGAGTTTTTATAGCCTGCCTAATGTTGGAATTTACCTTGATACATTCAATCCGTTTGTATTCCAACGAATAAAACAAGAAACAAATAAGTTCCTTACGGATTTTTCAACAGAGTTAGATGAGTCTAAAGATTTATTAAGACTTTATCACAAAAAACAACAAGGCTATTCAATAAATTATAAATTATCGGATGAATTAGTTTCGTTAATAGATAAAGAAGTACTAAAATTATTAGGTATCTACGAGAACAAATATCAATATTTTGACAGATTATTTAATTCTGTAGCAAACGCTGAAAACAAAGAAATTAAATTATCTCTTGAACGCATATGGGTAAATCTTCAACGGCGCGGTGAGTTCCTGCCGTTACACAACCATAGCGGAATTTATAGTTTTATTATATGGACTACTATTCCATACACCATGGCTGACGAAAAAGATAATATTGCCAATCCTGATTTGATTAAAAATCGCACTGCTAATTTTGAGTTTTCATATGTTGATGCCCTTGGAAAAATTACAAGTTATCCAATTCCAGTTGATAAAAAACTTGAAGGAAAGATTTGTATATTCCCTGCAGAGTTGCAACATCAAGTATATCCATTTTACAGTACTGACGATGTTAGGATTTCGTTGGCTGGTAATTACAGGTTAGAAATAGAATGAATTTTGAAAAATATGAATTTCACGGATTTATTGGCGTATTTGAAAATTACTTTCAAAACTCATACTTTCAAGATGTTATCAACTACTACGATAAAATAGCCAACTTATCATTACACCAACAGGATACTGTTCCTAAACACTGGAAGAACGATGAACAGCTTTATATGCTGGATCCAAAAGTAATTAGTACACTACATCCACAATATGTAAATCATTTTCTCGAAGTATTATGGCAAAAAATAATGCCTATCTATGTTGACAAGTTTAGCATACTCCAAGATAGATCCTATAAAGTAGAACAGATCAAGATGAAAAAAATTGTTCCAGGAGGTGGATTTCATCAGTGGCATTATGAAGCACTGGGCGAAGATTCTAAACGAAGAATTGTAGTACAACTTTACATGAACGACATAGACCAAGCAGGCGAAACAGAATTTTTATATCAAAACACTAGAATTGTTCCTAAAAAAAATAAGTTATTGATATGGCCCGCTGATTGGACACATACTCATAGAGGAAATCCTCCTATTGGTGGCACAAACAAATATATATTGACCACTTGGTTAATAGAAACAGATGACGATAAAACTACTTGATGAAAATTAAATTTAACATAGACGATAAGACTGCGTTAGCACACTGGAAACCTATACCGGCTAGAGAATATCTGCCAGAGTGGTATGCAAATATGGCTAAAGCCAAGGACACATACAGCTTCGATGAAAATGCTTTAAAAAGTATTCGAGCCTGTGTTCCGGTTGAGGATTTTTTAACAGCTGGATATATTCTAAGAGCCACTTACGAAGTTAGAGTCAGTGAAAAGATTGAAAATTTTGTTCCTAAAATGAATATTGTTACAGCTAACACAGTACGCAACAAAATAAATGATCCTAAAAAAACTGATGACATACAGGGACTACATCCTAACAATGCTGTCGGCATATATGCCGAAGCAACATGTCCAATGCGATCAACTGATAAGAAAAATTTAGCAAACTATTTTCGATTTGACTCCGAGTGGACGGTGCAGACTCCCCCGGGTTACAGTTGTTTAGTGGTGCAGCCTTATTACTTGTTTCAAAACCAATTCAGTATCATGCCTGCTATTATCGACACAGATAAGTTTAATCAAAAGATTCCAGTGGTGGGATATCTAACAGGAGCTAAAGACGAGGTTAGATTTTATTGCGGCGATCCGTTAGTACAAATTATTCCATTTAAACGAGACAATTGGGAATCTGAATTCACTGCAGATACTATACTAAACAAATCAAAATATTATTTGTTTAATGCATACAAAAAATTATTCCATTCTGAGAAACAATTTAAATGACCAATCTAATAACATTTTCCGGCAGTGATTTAGAAGCAATTGACATGTTTCCGCCTGTGCCTGCCGGAAAAGCAATTCCAGAATGGTATAAAGATACTCCCATTGAAGTTCCGGAAATTGAACCGTATACCAAACCTCATACCCCTACGATTAAACGATGTGTGCCAGTATTGGATTACATGACCACTGGATATGTTATACGTGCTACATATGAAATTCAAATCAAAGAATTTGTTGATGCAAACTTTATTACAGGATTTGATTATCGATGCAGGAATACCAATCAACATATAGGCAAGCACCCGTGGCATCAAGCCCAGTTCAAAGCAGAAGATGGCAAAAAGCATCACTATCTAAAAATAAATCAACCATGGCATATTAAAACTCCTCCGGGGTATAGCTGCATGTTGTTTGATCCCTATTACAGATTTAGAAAAGAATTTTCAATTTTTCCAGGAGTAGTTGATACTGATAAACACGATGAGCCTATTGGCCTTGTTGGCCTTGTCAAAGAAAAATCATTTACTATCAGTCCCGGAGACCCATTAGTGGTGGTTTTTCCTTTCAAGCGAGAAGATTGGCAGATGAATATTACACATATCTCAGATACAGACGAGTGGGCTAGGTCTAGTTTTAAATATAGGCTTAGTACTTATTGGGCTGGTATATATGCCGACCTATTTCATTCTAAAAAAACTTATAGGTAATAATAATGTTTTCATTCTTTTTTAAAAAATCAAAAATTGTATTAGATTGTTTCACCGCCAATCCCGAAGTAGAAACACTATTTCCTATTTTATATGCGGAAGAAAGATTACCTAGTTTTTGGAAAAACTTACCCACGACAGTTAAACATCAAGGTCCTATGCGCGGTACTATGAAAACATGTCCGGGGGTGAGTACACTATATCGAACTGGATTTATATTACAAAGTTGGGAAGACTATTGGATTGGAACAGAGGGCGGATCGTTAAAATGGTTTCCTGAAGACGATGCTGAGGGACATCATCCTAGCCAGTGGGGTGAATATCTCAAAGGATTTTATCACTTAAAACTGAATAGTCCTTGGAAAATCAAAGAAAAAACTGGGGTTAATTTTCTTTACACTAATACATTCTGGCATGATGACGAATTTAAACCATTTGTAGTCAACGGCGTAGTCGACTACAAATATCAGCATACTACCAGTGTAAACTTGTTGGTTCCTAAAACTATGTTTCCTAAAGATCTAACAATTCCGGCCGGTAAAGAATTAGCACATGTAATACCGTTGTCCGAGTCGGATATAAAAATCTCAATGCACACTGTATCGTACGAAGAATATATCAAACAAGTCGGAATAGTTCCGTTTGCGCTTAATGGACAATATTTTAAACGTAAAAAAATCTTAAAAGATTTAGGACTGTAAGATGCCTGTTGTATCTCTATTTCCTACATTGATATACGAACATCAGGGAACAATGCAGGAAATTTTTCTAGTGCAGGATGAGATAAGAAAAAAATTGCCTATAATAGAACAAACTGATATTTTTAATAATCCTCCTGGTTGGGAAGACGGTGTACAGACCAATATCAAATCTCGCACCAACTCTATCAAAGATTTTGAATTAACACATTTAAAAAAATACATCGAAACACATGTTAAAAAATACATTGATCAAACACAATCATGGCACCCTGTGCCGATTGCTCTCCGACACAGTTGGATCAACAAAACTGGCAGAGACCAAGGTCAAGAATGGCATCAGCACAGCGATGCATTTATTTCCGGAACTTATTATTACCAAACTACTGGCAACGACGGTAATTTTAGCCTTATGAATGCTATACCGTGGATGCAACAAGAACTATTTCCATTCGGAAACATAGCTGAAAAATACTATGATATTAAACCAGCTGTGGGTAAATTACTATTATTTCCTGGATGGCTACAACATTCTGTAAAAAGAAATAAAACAGACGACGTTCGTATTTCCATATCATTTAATCTTCTTAGAGATTATTGGAAAAACGGCGATAGCCAAGATGTAGGTTACATCTAAAAGTACTCAACTAAATATTCAAACGGGAGTTAGGACAGTTTATGAAAAAACCAATTAAACGTATTATTATTGCCGGTGGTGGCAGTTCGGGATGGATGAGTGCAGCTATGTTATCAAAACAATTTCCAGATATGGAAATTGCGCTGGTTGAATCGCCAGACGTTCCAATTATCGGGGTGGGCGAATCCACACTCGGAACTATTAATCAGTATCTAGGATTGCTGGGTCTCAAAGATGAAGACTGGATGGAGTATTGCAATGCTACTTACAAATTAGCTATCAAATTTACTGATTTTTATAAGAAAGGCGAAACTTTTTATTATCCTTTTGGAATTAAAGACTTGCAAAATACACAGCAAGGTGCTACAGATTGGTATGTTAAGAAAACAATAAATCCTGAACTAGACGTTAACGATTTCTATGAAAGTGTATACAGTTCAATGCCTATGATTTATCAAACTAAAATATTTGATAACAAAGACGGGCAGCTTCCTGGATTCAGCTGGCGAAATGATTCTGCTTATCATATGGATGCCACACTGTTCGGCAACTTTTTAAGGGATAAAATGTGTATTCCGGCAGGGGTAGTGCATGTGCAAGCACATATTGAACAAGTACTTAAAGACAACGACGGGTACATTAGCGGTCTTAAATTAAATAACGGTGATACTCTCGAAGCTGATTTGTACATTGACTGCACAGGATTTAGATCATTGCTACTGGAGCAGGCTATGGGTGTTCCGTTTGAATCGTATTCGAGTCATTTGCCTAATAATCATGCATGGGTAACACACGTTCCATACACTATTAAAGAAATTGAAATGGAAAACGTTACTAATTGCACAGCACACAACAATGGTTGGGTGTGGAATATTCCACTATATAACAGAATCGGCAGTGGTTATGTTTTTTGTGACAAGTTTATCAGCAAAGAAGATGCACTGCAAGAATACAAAGACTATCTTGATAGTGAGGCTATGACGGTACTTAATCCGGCAAGAAGCAAACTCTGCGAATTTAGATTAATTGAAATCAAAAACGGAGCACATGATCGAGCATGGGTTAAAAATTGTGTTGGTATAGGTCTATCTTATGCATTTGTAGAACCTTTAGAAAGCACTGGTTTGTTGAGTGTTCAAGAATTACTATTAAAACTGTGCGAAACACTGCATAACAAACAGATCAATAAAATTCATGTTGATAATTTCAATTATGTAACCAACTATGTTATGGAAAGTTTTAAGAACTTTGTAACATATCACTATGTGTTTAGCTCTCGCAGAGATACTCCATACTGGCAACATGTTACTGAAAATATAGAAATGGATTCATTAATGTTTGATAGAAAACTAAACCAGTTGCCGCCTACCGCAGCTGGAGATTTGGCAATCAAGTTACTCCAAACACATAATATGCCTGCAGATCAGAGCATGGGCGGCATGCCTGATATTTTAGTAGGCATGCATGTGCTACCAGTGAGTGCCACACAAATGGCAGTTGTTAAGATGTTGATCGAATCAAGGCACGGATCAGTTCCAGAGTTTTATACCAGTCAAACTCAGGACTACTGGGATCAAAAGAAAGAATATATCAACTCTCTAACGGAAACTGCACCATCGCACTATCAGTATCTTAAAGAAAATATCTATAATGGCAAAGAATAATGGTGGCCCAAACGATTACAATACCTCTTTTTACTACTCAAGAGTGTAAAGAGATTATAGAAGATTCAACCAAATGGGTCGAAGGTACTGTTGCAAAGTTTGGAAATTTTATAACTAACAAACAATTTCGAAGTGTTCAAATATGTAATCGAGGCCTAAGAGAAGACCTTGAAGATAAAATTTTTAAGGTAATATTTCTTAAAAATTCACAAACATACCGGTATCATTTAGAAGGTTACAACAGAATAGATCCTCCGTTTGTTTTTAGATATTCAGCCGATAGAGGTGATCACTATGTGTGGCATACAGATTCTATACCAGGTGACACTGTGAGAAAATTATCATTCACTATTCAACTCACTGACCCTACAGAATACGAAGGAGGCGATTTAGAATTTATGCCAGCAATCTCAGATCCAAAAATAAAACAACAAGGCATGATAACTATCTTTCCATCATTTATGACACACAGAGTAACTTCAGTGACTTCAGGCGTGAGGCATGCAATAGTAGGTTGGATACATGGTCCGGATTTTAGATAACAACAAGTTAAAAAAGCACCCTAAGGGTGCTTTTTTATTATGAACTATTCGAGATTTTATTTATGATGTTTGTAGGTCATAAACGGAATAGTAGGAGGAAGGTAGGGTTCGCCAGTGGTGTTAGCTAATGCTGCTGTCATTGTCAGCATCGCCACTCTAGTTTCTTCTAGATGTTGTGCTGCTGATTTAAGTTCCACAAGATCAATAAGGGCTGCAGGATCTGTTGGTATTGGATCTGTCCATGTGGGATCCGTAAGCAGTTCTTTAAAAATTGTATCTGCTTTTTCTTTAATAGCTATCTGAGTACGTTCAGCTATCCAATCACGAATGTGCGTATGAGGATTTTCATACATCCAAGCTAACATTTTAATATCATCATCTTCTAAATCAAATGTGTATTCCACGGTCAAGTCATCGTTAGGATCGTCACGTTCGACGGGTGTCCAGTTAGGATCTTTTGGTGGTAGATCTACTGCTAGAATTATTGCGTCGCGACTTGCTGGGATACTCGTAGCGCCACTGGCTTTGAGTTGTTCAATTGCTGTTGGAAGATAATCATCCTGTGCAATTCTAACTCTCCATTCGACTAGATTATCTATCCAGTCCGACGGATTAGCCACTGTGTGTGCCAGCATTTTGCTTTCTAGTGCTGTTAAAAAAACCGAAAATTGTGCCATGTTTGTGTATTCTCCGTTGTATTTATCCGATCAAATATCCGTTGAAAAACGAATGTGCTGCGTGGAATCTATTATTGTTACTGGTCCAAGCACACCAAATGCTAACATAGTCTCCGGCAGCAAGATAGGTATCGGCTTGCCAGCTAATACCATGGGGATAAGGACTTCCATTACCGTGACTCCATATACCGTGAGGTGTGCGACCTGCAGACATAGCAACTCCACCGTTTCTGCCTAAACTCATGTGCATATGGCCTGTGGCGCTGGTCCAACTGGTATCGTTGTGTTGATAGCCTAACCATTGAAAATTATAATGGCCGGCCACTGGTGCTGTATAACGACCATTGGTATAGTTAAAATTGGTGCCGCCGCGTTGATACCCGGTCCAGCCATAGTTACTGTTGATTTCTTGCCAACCTGTTCCAGATCCTAATTGATTGTTGTACAACCAGCCGGCGGTACCGTGACTTTGAAACATGGGACTGCCTGTGGCCTGGGCAGTGCCTTGCAAGAATCTGCCGTTGGGGTCAAATCTCGCTCGTTCCACACCATTTGTACTGATACGCACGGTGTCGTCGTTGCCAAAGAAAATTCCCGTGTTGGTATTTCCGCTTAGTGCTATAGCTGGGGCAGCTGCACTGCCAGCGATAGTTCTTAACGGGCCTGTCATAGAACTGCCGTTGCTATTCAACGGTGTGTATCCCAAGTTGGTGGTAGCTGCACCTGTTGCGAGTTTTGTACTGGCAATTGCAGCACTCCCGCTGATATCTGCATTCAGTATAGTGCGGTAAGTTACAGTTTTAGATGATAGATCTACTGCGGCTGCTAACTCAGTTGTGCCAATAGCACCTGTAGCGATCTTGGCTGATGTAACTGCATCAGTGGCCAGTTTTCCGTTGATTACTGCCCCGGAAGAAATATCCGCACTGCCGATGGTGTTAGCAACAAATGAATCTGTAGCTATTCTTTTAAAACTATTGTAGGTTGCCATTTATCGTATTATCCTATTAAATATCCGCACCACAAACTATGGTCGCCGTGAAATCGTATCGAACCAGACATGTATGGTTGTGGAATGGCATAATCACTGGCATTTAAATATATCTCTAGTGTAATCATAATTCCTGGCACGTGGTTGGCACTGACTTGGTGACCATATAGTGAATGAGGCACTCGACCTGTGGTTCTGTCAGTGGCAATGCTACCATTGTATCCAATATTAAAGTGAGTATAGCCAGCACTGTTATTAGTATCGTTATAAGCATAAGTCTGGCAATAAAAACTATACCAGCCAGCCACTGGTGCTGTAAAGCGGCCGTTAGAAGACATGTTGCTGCCACCTTTCTGGGTCACTTGCCAGGCCCAGCCGCCGCCTGGCTGTAAAGTATTCAGTTCTGTCCACCGACCTGTACCACCGAAGCTGTTACCGTAATACCATCCGCCATTGCCGCTGGCATGGAATGCTGGCAGGTTTGGCTGAGTGTGCATGATATTGCTGCCGCTTTTGACAAAAGCGTTCGTGTTGCCTGCCGCAGTGCTGATCTGTACTTGGTCGCTGCCAGCAAAATGTATGCCGGTGTTGGTGTCGCTGCTACTGGCCAAAGACGGTGCTCCTGCACTGGCTGTAGGTAATTGCAATGCACCACTGAGTGTTGCGCCGGCAAGATTGGCTGGGGTATATCCTATGTTTGCAGCAATGGCTCCAGAAGCTAACTGACCACCAGCAATGGCAGCAGCAGCAATGTCGGCGTTGATAATTGGCCTATACGTGACGGTTTTTCCGCTGAGGTTTAGGGTACTGGCCAGCTGCGTGGTTCCCACTGCAGAGTCTTGTATATCAGTGGTTCGAACACTTGCTGCGGCAAAGGCAGCAGTTACTATAGAATCAGTACCGAGAGTCGCTCCAGTAACTGCCCCGTCGACGATGGCTTCGGTGTTAATTCGTTTGAAACTTGAATATGTGGCCATAAATTATCCTATTAACTGTCCACTAAAATATTGATGGCCAGCGTGATGTCGACTGCTGTTACCGTGCCATACTATGGCCAGGCTTACAAAATCACTTGCAGCCAAATCCATCACAGCACTATGACTATATCCATCATCGTAACTGTTGGTGTTTTGGTGCATGGCCATTATGTACGGACTACGACCGCCAGCGGTCCACCCTCTATTATTGTTCTTTCTAAAGAAAAGATGAACATAGTTTGGTGGGGTATTAGCATCGTTCAATAAATACCACCAAGTTGAAAATCTATAATATCCTGCCACTGGAGCAGTGAATCTACCGTTGGTAGAATCGAAGTTTGTGCCGCCTGCTTGATATGCGGTAGACCAAGCTGGCACTGAGGTCAGTTCTCTCTCGCCTGTTCCACCGTAAGCGGGAGCATAATGCCAGCCAGATGTGCCCCAAGCCTGAAACGCTGGATTCCCTGGTCTAGTGACAAAGCCGCTGCTGTTCACATTTACTGCTGTGGATCCGCCAGCCACAATGGCCACGTTATTGGTAGTTAGATTGATGCCCGAGGCAGTGCTGCCGCTGTTGATAATGCTGGGTGCAGCCACACTGCCTGCGGGCACCAGTATTTGACCTGTGGCAGTATCACCAGCTTGATTGATAGGTGTAAATCCTAAATTATTTGTTGCTGCGCCAGACGCAAGTTTTGCACCTGCGATAGCTGCCGTGGCTGATACATCTCCGTTGACAATTGCTCTGTAAGTAACTGTTTTACCGCTGAGGTCAATGGTTGACGCTATTTTAGCAGATGTAACGGTGCCGCTAAATGCTGCTGCGGGCACATTGGCAGCGGTGATATTTGTCGCAGTTATTGTATTTGCGGCAATGTCAGCCGGCAATATAGTTGCACTAACTATAGCATCTGCGTCGATCTTCTTGAAACTTGAATACGTTGCCATCAGTTATCCTTAGACTGTGAGAATTCTCCAACCATAGGTTGCATTATAATATACCAAATTGAAAGCAGCACCTTCAGTTGTAACAGTCAAGTTATCTGCAGCTCCCATGATCAATTGTCCATTTCTCGCCACTGTGAGATTGTTGGTGTCAAATGTGTTGGAAATGTCATATATTTCTACATAATCTCCAGTTGAAGGACCAGATGGAAGAGTAAGTGTAATTGCCCCAGCAGTGGTATTGCACCAATATACACCTCCTGCTACTGCATCAGTGTTGGCAGTAACATCCACATTAACTGTGTTGAAAGCTACTGTGGATCCTGTTGCGCCTGTTGTGATTTTTCTTCCCATGATGTGTCCTTTTTATCAAGCAGTGGATGTTTCGATGCCGTAAACCACCGCCGACACACTGGTAGCACTTGATCTAACCACTAATAATTTGCCAGCATCTAACACAATACCCGTGCGTTCTAGTACACCTTTAGACGACAAAGTAGCATCAAATTCTATGTATTCTGCCGCCGCTGGTGTTGCCGCACTGGCAATAGCCAGTTGTACTGTGCATGTAGATGCTCCGCGATTACAGACACTCACGGTAGCCACCGTAAATGTACTTGCAGGGCATGTATACAATGTAGTATTGGTTGCTGCGGATAAATCCGCAATTCCTAATCTTCCTGTTGCCATAATTTATTCTCCATGATGTATTTAGTTCAAAAAGTAGTTGAAGGCCAACGGAAG